AGGATATTTATAAAAAAGTCATATTGCATCTTCTTTGGTAAGAAGTTATACTTATTCATTTCGTTTGCATACATTACAGCATCAAGATGTCCAGAGTAGCAACGATTGATTATGTATGGTGGATAGTCTTTTTCTAAATCAGGATCTTCATCAATAAGGTTCTTCTTAGTCTGATTAATAGAATTTAACCAGTCTTTAAGTTCAGTCATCTTTCTTAGTTATTCTCCACTTATCCTCAAGTGTTCTATTTTTTACTATTATACGGTTGTTCTCATAGTCTGCAACGAACTCCAAGATATCCTCATTACCCCACATAAGTTCTTCATAAAGAGCATTCAGTTTACCCATGTCGATATACAACTGATCTGGTATCTCATCGTTCATGTTGTTAACCCTGCCTTTGTAAGTTTATCATTGTTGTAACATTCCCCATAACTAAACTTTATCTTTGCCCTTGGTTTGGGTTTGTAGTTAAGTAAGAGAAGTTCCTTTCTGGACTTTTGATCCTTCATATATTTACCCACTGATCTCATCGTATATGTAAGATCATACTCTGCTGCTGCCCAACCATTGAATCTTTCTAAGATTAGTTGATCAGAATTATAACTTACCATCATATCCGTAGACATAATGCAGCATTGCTTTGCAAATCTATCATGATCAAATCTCTTATGAAGTGATCCTTTATTACCATATAAGTTATCTTTGATATCATATGGTGGATCTAGATACATGAATATACCAGAACGTAGTTCGTTGAACATCAAAGTATCATATGAATCATTAGTGATCCTCCACTTCTTGATGAGTTTAGAATACTCTGGTAATTTCTGAATACCTTTCAAAGAAAAATTAGAATCGCTTGCCTGTTCAGAAAATGATGATGCCTCTGTAAGTCCACTGAATGAACATTTATTTACAATGTAAAATGCAACAGCACGTTCAACACTAGTATATTGGTGGTCGTTGATTAGTTCTTTTGCCTCAGTAAAAAGTTTCCTAGCACTCTCTCTATCAGGATGCTTCACTTTCTGTTCAATGAGAGCATCGGTTAGACTAAGACCTTCTGCTTGAAGAACCTGCCAGAAGTTCACAAGTGGTTCATACAAATCGTTTACCCATACCTTAAGTCTTGGATATGTCTTTGTAACGTGAATTGCTACACTACCACCACCTAGAAATGGTTCTCTATATTCCTTATACTTACTAAAGTCAGGAAAGTATTGATCCATCTTAGTAGATGCTTTAGATTTACCGCCAGGATATCTTAGTGGTGTTTTTATTGACTTAAGAGACATTAGTATATTATTCCTCCTCTCTTAGTTCTTAATTCCTCTAGTTCTATTTTGATCTCAATCATTTCTGTTAGATCTTTAACACTCTCAGACATTTTGTTGTATCCTACACCAACATAAACTTGTCCAGTCATAACTGCTATGGTGCAAGCACCCCAGAAAATGTAATACATGTTTGATTTCAATTGATTCCTCAACTTCTCCCTTTTGTTACTCACTTCATTAACTCCATAATAAGAAAAATAAAAATCACGATAGATGATATACCTAATGATAACACAAAAATTCCAAACCAACCAAATATGTTCATTTATACATCTCCAAGTTTACAGGTTTCATTGATATATTTCCAGAGATGCTTATTCTATCTTCTTTACAATCATAAAAAGGATAAACTTGATGTTTTAATAAAGCAGGAAAAAATAACATTGTTCCTTCTTTCTCAGGACTCATGCGATAAGTATAAGCCTCAATTTTACCTAATGCGTCAGTATATATGAACTGAAAATTAGAAGCCATTGGAGTCCTAGAATTTACACAGCGAGCCAGTTTTTCCTGATCTTTCCAGTGTGTAGGTATCTTCATCCAGATTACGAAACTAAAAAGTCCACCATGATCGTGAATTGGATTAAAATCTCCTTCACGTTGAAAATTAACCCACCAGTCATTTAGAACAGGCATCATATTAATATGATCTGCAAGAAATTTGTATTGATCAGTAAAAATTGACGATCCATAAATTTTAATCCATTCTGATATAAAATTACTAATAATATTAGTAAAGAAAATTTGATCATATTCTTTGTTATCTAACAAATAACTTCCATGCAAATTACCAACTAAATTTTTATACTTTTCCTTTTTTCTGTGGTCTATACATTCCCAAAGAAAGTTAATATGTTTTTCAGTGAGTTTTGCTTCTAACCAACATGGTTTAACACTATGAATAGGAAAATCTTCAAAATTTGTAATCATTTAAATTCACACTCCACCATAATTTCAGTAAGTGCTGCTAGTAAATTAATTTCTTGATCAGCAACAAATGCAATTTGATACTGATACTTAGCGATAATTAAAACAGCAGCAGGTATGCTTATAGGAACCATAGCATCATATAAGTTATCATATATCTTCCTCAACAAAACTGATGGATCATTATCAAGATTAGATACTACCCACTTACGAACCTCAGAAAAGTTTTTCTGTTTTAAATTTTTTATCAAATCATTAACTGCTACCTCAGAAAATGCTGCTAGTATTCCACTATCAATTTTACCACCAACAGAATATCTCTGACATTCATTCAACACTCTTCTCCAATCTGGAAAGTGTTTGTTTATCAACTCTGCTACAACTTTCTTATCACTCTCTACACCCTCCTTTTCTAAGATATAATTTATCCTAGTAAAAAATTGTGCTGCTATTTTTGGTTTATCTTTTTTGTTAACAGAGAAGTCAATAACACTGCAGCGTGAATGTAAGGGGCTAATAATCTTGTTCTTATAGTTGCAAGTGAAGACAAATCTACAGTTGGCAGAGAACTCCTCAATAGACGCTCTGAGAAGGAGTTGTACGTCGGAAGTGGTATTGTCTGCTTCGTCGATGATAATGACCTTGTGACTCGCCTCAGACGCAAGAGAGACCGTTGCTGCGAAGTTCTTCGCATTGTTCCGAACAGTGTCGAGAAAACGTCCTTCATCCGATCCATTAATAACATAATAGTCTACTCCTAATTCTTTACATAGTGCTTTTGCTACTGTAGTTTTACCAATACCTGGCGGACCTGAGAGTAGCAGGTTTGGTATCTCACCTGCTGTTAAAAAATCCCTAAAAGTTTTCTTAATACTATCAGGGAGAATACAATCTTCAATTTTCTGGGGTCTGTATTTTTCAACCCATATAAAATCACTCATTATTTAAAACCTTTAGATTTTGGTTTTGGTTTATCAATTACTTCAATAACTGATGGAACAAATAAATTAGATTTATTCCACCAATACTCTTGGACTTCATCCCAAGATTCTACCACAAATGATTTGTTCTGGCAAACTATTTTGTAGTGATGACGATCATATGGTTCATCTGATGTCTGAGAAAAATATCTTGGATCATCTTTCTCAATTAATTTAGTCATCATGATCATCCCAAGGATCTTTTAGTTCTTTATTTGCAAAGAATCCTTTGTATACTCCATATGCTGCTAATAAAATAGTGATAACTGCAATTGAAATACCAAAAGTATAATTTGGATCAAATGTAAAATGAGGTATCAATGTCTCATTACATCTAGCAATCTTTTCTGGATCATTCCAAGTTCCAGGTAAAGTGTAAACTGGTGGACATGCTAAAAAAATCATTCTTGTGCTCTCCATTCTTTTCTCATTGTAACATACTTTTCATCGTATGCAGCTTTATCTCTCATTTGTTTGAATACCCTTGCAGACTTGGACTTTTCACAGTGTAGTGCATCTGGCGATTGGGGTCTAACGGAACCATCTTCAGCGTACTTTTTTCCACTAGGATGATTTGCATACCTACGGGAGCGAGTAAATCCCATCTCAAGAAATTTTCTCGCCATGTCCATTCCAATGAAGTCTTGTTCGTCTTTATAGTCACAAAACATGGAGTAAATCTTATCAGCAGATTTGCGAGCAATAGACTCATTTACAAATCTCCAATGAGAGCATATATCGTTAGTATAAGGGCGAACCAGTAACACTCCTTGTTCTCCCCTTCCAATGCGATAAAGTTTGCGGTTTTCCTCAACTGTAAAATCAAGGTTCTTGTAATCAAGTTCATAATCAAATTCTTTCATAGTTGTCATTAATTTCTTTGACTATATCCAATATAGCAGATGTGTTTTTAAAATGAAACCATTCTCCATGTTCATGGAAATCATCTGCTATACAATGTGCAATTGTTTCAAATCTTTTCATAGTATCTTCTTCACCTCTCCAATGACCATAAACTTTTATTTTATTACCATTATAATGTTGAACATCTTTATATCTTTTAGTAACAGAATTGGTATATCCAATTTTAACATTACCCATAGGTATGCCATGTTTTGAACATTCTGCAAAAACATAAACAAAACCATAACCTTTTCGTTTATCGTCACCAGTAAATCTTTTCCAAGGTGTTTTATCTACACCTTCCGCAAAAAGTGTTGGTGGTAATTTAGTTCCTCTCATAATAATCTATCAAAGGCATCAGTTTCTATTTTGTTTGCTTTAAAAGCCTTACCTAAGTATTCTACTGCTTTATGTGGATCACACTTCTCACCACAAGTAAAAATGTCACACTTTGCAACACCTTTCTCTGGCCAAGTATGAATACTTAAATGACTCTCAGCAAGCATTGCTAGTGCTGTGACTCCCTGTGGTTTGAACTTATGACATGAAATGTTTATAAGTTCTGATTTAGATTCCTTAGCAGCGTTCCATGCACTTAGTCTTACAAAGTCCTCATCATCCAGAAGATCAGAAGGACAATCTATTAAGTCAAAAAGTATATGTTTCATGATAACCAATCTGGTTTCCTAGATGGATCACGAAGATAGTTAGTTGCTGCCCAAGGTTTGGAAGCAATGTATCTTTTGTATGCAGTAAAAATATCAATAGTTTTATCATACTTAAATTGATCAGGTCCTGCAAACACAAATGATGATGGTTTGTATGGATACTCTGCAGGAGGTATGATCTTAGTTGCTTCAACTAATGTCTTTTCACAACTATGCTCTTTACCATAGCGATGTGTATACTCATTACATAGAGCAAGTCCATGTGCTAATAACCACCATGCATTAATAGTAGACTCATTTGCCCATATTGTGCAGGGGTGATGACGGAATGCACCCTTCTCTGTAAAGTATGCTGATCCATCTTTCTTATACAATTTACCATAACCATGACCCCACTTTTCTGAACAGACGATTGATAACATCTGACATGTCTCTAAGGGCATCTTCACAACATGTTTGTCGGGAAGTCTTTGAGCAGACACAGTTGGTGATGGGTCAGTTACAAAGATGTTCATTTATTCTTTTGTCTCTACTCCGTATTCTATTTTGATAACTTTACTCTGTCCACCCATACTGTTGCACATTTTAAACTGGCACATAGTACCATCTAATTCTTCAACAAGAACTTCAATCTGTTGTATGATTTGTTCCTGTAGTTCTTCTTCACTCATTTTACACCTCCTATTAAAATGCTGAGTCAGGGAAATGAGAACCCACTTCTAACAGGTCATATTCCCAATCTTCAATTACAACATTAGCGAACAATCTATCACTTAATATATCAAGTTGTTCTTTTGCTTTTTCTTCACTCTCAGCTTCACATAGTAATTCAATAATTTTATTGATTCTTAATCTTGATACATTTATATCAGGAGCTACTTTATTTACGTTAGCCATCACTGCATTTCCTGCAGCATCGGATACAGATTCTCTCAATCTTATGAATATTCTTGCTTTATACTTTTTCATTTTTTATTCTCCTTTAGAAACCTTTCTTTTCTTTTACTCCATGATGTGGATTCTTTCTATGATGTGGTACATCAAAGACCAATGATATTCTATCCACATTACCTATGTTCTTTGCTCCATGTGGTAATTTATTATTGAACCAAAAGAACGTGCCTGGCTCTACTATCATCTCTTCATCTCCTACCGTGTAATGATACGTTGATTGAAGAGAGAGATGATACCTATCCCTATTCAAATAATACTCTCCCTCATCAATGTGTCTCCCTACTACACCTCCTGGTTCTAACTTAAAAAATGCTGCTCTTCCTAATGATCGTATCTTATTATTTTTCCAAAAATTTATTACTTCTGGATAGTGTTCAAACAGTGGTGTTTGCTCTAAGAAGTTTGTATCCTTTGGATTGTCTCCCTCCTTTACCTTTGCCCATACTAATGGTAAGAAACCATAGGGATCTTTATCTCCACCTATGTTCTGTTGTTCAGATACCCAGTCCCAGTCACTCCATCTATTGTATATCTTCTTTAGATAAGGAGAAGGATCAATACCACGTTTAATAATAACAATATTCTTCATATCATACTTTCTTTTTCATATATTCCTCTCTACCATCTTTAGTAAATACCTTCTTCTCATAATCAAAGTGAGGATGTGGTTCAGCAGAAATCACTGGATCTTTTGTTCTATTTTTAATAACAATAAACCTATCAGCAGCAAATGTCCCTGCTAATTGAACTACAATCTCATCATCATCTTTCCAATTAACACTACCATCCTTTTTTGTGTGTAGCATTGCTTCTTGAATTTTATCAATAATTTCTTGAGTTAGTTTCACTTCTTAAATACTCCCAACTTTGTTAAAATATAAAGTGCTAATACTGTCCAAAATACCACTTCTAATCCTATGTTATTCATTATCAAATATTCCGTAAGGTGTTAAATCGTATTTCACTATAGGTATACCTTCTTCTTTTATTATGGTAGGTTGTCCTATCTTTGCTAATATTTCAGCAGGAATTTTTTTCTTTGTAATATCATAGGGTATGGGTGCATTCGCTACACATACCCTTATACACTCCCATTGTTCTTCAGTAAAGAAGTTATTATGATACATTACTCGAATGTTGAATCTGGTTCTAACGCTATGTAGTAAGTGAGGTTCAAATTATTGTTTACAAACCTAGACAATAACTTAGATGATATAACAACATCATATGCACCAGGTATAATCTTGATATTTTCAATCTTAAAGTTGAAAGAGAATATTCTATCTGTCTCACCAACTACAATTGCAAACTCATTAGATGTATCATTCTTCTTATCATGAACTATAAGTTTAATAGATCCATTTTCACTCACTGCAGA